GCTATGCTGGACTAAGGAGCATAATAATCCAGATTGGTGGGGATCTGGATATTCTGAAAGGAGAACAGGATGATCTTATATGTGGTTCATGGAAATACCTATTATGATGGATACGGACATATAGAAAATATATTTGGTATCTATACGGAAAAATACGCAGCGGAAGCAGCTAAAGATCTAAGAATTAAAGAACTTTACGAAAAAGAAATTGCAAGGGGGCAGATGTCCATCGTTGAGAATGTGTCCGATATCGAAGTGAATATTTTGGAAATCGAAGCTGAAAAACTTGTAAATATCGAACTGGGAGGGTATTGCGAATGAGTATTAAATTAGAACATGTAGTTCTGGCGAGTCCGGAACAGATGGAGTTTATCATTGAGGGTATGCGCAACCCGATGAATAGCTGGGAGAAGAGTGATAGTGAATACGTAACCGCCGGATACGATATTGTAGGATTCGATCTTGGCGAAAGTGATCACTCCCTTATGCAGCGTTTATCCAATGCCGGTACAGATCATAGAAAGTTTATGAGAATGATGCCGGTATATGTGAGGATCACAGCGCCTTTATATTGGTGGAAAGAATTTGATACATATAAAGTCGGAACTGTCGCTAACAGCTGTAGTACCATGCACAAGATTACAGCGAAAGAATTCACGCTGGAGGATTTCTCAACGGAGCAATTGACCTGTGACGCGTTTTCATTAGAAGCGATCATTAACGACTTGAATATTTTCAGAGAAATATATATTAACTATGATTTACTACCGCAAAAAGTAAAAGATGAATTTTCCAGAAAAGATTACTGGTGGAATATAATTCAGCTTCTTCCGAGCAGCTATAACCAGACCAGAAATGTCATGATGAATTATGAGGTTCTGGCGAATATTTATAAGAGTCGTCGAGGACATAAGCTGGATGAGTGGAGAGATTTCTGCAAATGGATTGAAGAGCTTCCATATTCCGAATTGATTACTGGAGGTACTAATGAAAAAATGGCGTAAATACATTTTATACATCTTAATTGTCACGATATGCGGTTACATACTGGCTTTTATCAGAAACGAGAGTGTATTGATTTGTGACATTTACGTAATGATGGGTATTTTATTATTTGAAAAATGGGAGGATTAAATTTATGCATTTTACAGTTATTCAGATTATAATCATGTTTCTTATTGGTTATGTATGCCTCTATGCACTGATTGACAGGGTCATGAAGTGTATTGAGCATTGTGCCACAGCCAGAGCATACGGACAGTTCAAAGAATCCGGGGCTATGATAGAAATGGATGATGTAGCAGATGGCATCGCAAAGTCAAAAGAGGAGAAAAATAATGGTGAGAAGAGATTTGATTAAAAACAAAGTCGTCGGACTTATAT